CATTTTCTTCTCAGCCTTTTTGAACATATTTTCGCTGTCTTTCGCTCTCGCTTCTGCGAGAGACCAACCGTCTCGCAGAAGTACCGCCGCGCCAGTGTCGCTCGTGGAGCTACCGCCGTTGCGGTTCGGCATACCGCAGATTGTGAGAATGGAATTGTAGCAATCCTCTTTCAAAGTCTGTGTCTGTGTCTGATTGAGGTCAGTCGTGACAACCCCCACATCGGCGTTCGCGCCGTCCACAGATTTCACCTTAATTGCACCGAGGGTAAGAAACTCCTCGTACTCCTCTTTGGTGATGTCACAGTTGATAAACTTGATAAACGCCTGTACCACCTGCTCAACACCGTCCATACGGTTGGAGGTGATGTTGTTCATCGTATCGAGGAGGGGGAGAACAATCTCGAACGAGCCAAGCCGAGCATTATTCGCCGGGTACTCGAAAATGGGAATCATGTTCAGCGCATGAGGGGTGGACTCTTTCAGAATACCGTCCTCCACGAGATAGTAGCGGTTCTCCGTATAAATGGAGTAGCGGGTAATCTCGTTATCGTCCTTGCTGTATTTCACCGCCATAAGCGGCTTATTGCCGATTTCGTTGGAGTACACCACAAAGGTATCTCGCGGGTCGAGCGTATACAGCTCGAACGGGGACTCATCTTCCTCGCCCCGTGCGTCCGGCAGAACCAGTCGGAACGCCGTTCCGCAAATCATCTGCCATTCTACAATCTCTTGGTCTTGAGACGCTTTATCCTCCGCGAACATCAGCTCATTCAAGCGGGTAATCGCCGCCGTAACGGACTCCTCGCCGCTCTTGCCGACATACTGAATCGGTTCTCCACACAGATACCCGACCTTAAAGGACACGATTTCATTCGCACGGTTTTCCACAATACGATTGCAAATTTCCGGGCGAACCTCCTTGGTGCGGTTCAGAATCGGTTGCTTTCCCTTGTAATACTCCCAAAGATAATCAATCTCCGAGCGGTTCAGAGCGTGAATGGACAATGCTTTGAGTAACACTTCCACGACATTTTCATCGGTGATTTCCGTAACGCTACTCTTGATAACTCTGCGCCCAAACATCTGTCGAGTTTCCGCAACAGGCTTGGAAGTGTCGATTACATTTCCCACATTTGTCCCTCCTCTCTGAAAATGTAAAATGGCGCACGACCGCCGAGAACTTTCGTTCCCGCGCAATCATGCGCCACTCAAAACAATCTATTTCTACACTTACAATTATAGCATATCAATTCGTAAAAGTCAATGTTCATGTTCTTCTTTTGCGAATTAAATGTGGAAAACTATGTGGAAAATGTGAATTACCAAGGTCGTTTGAACACCTCGACTTTTTGACCGCTCAACGACTGTGCATATTCGGCAAGCATAGCCATTCCATCGGGTACATCATCGTGCTTGTTCTTACCCGCGACAGTGTAGGAGCAGAGCATATCCATCATTTTCCCATAGTCAGACTTCCGCTGATAGAGAGAAGCGTCTTTGAACAAACAATGCTCCTTGACCCATGCGCTGTTGACGATGATTTTCGTTTCCTTGTTCGCTGTTGTGAACTTGGTCGTGATATGGGTGATACCGTTTTTCTTTCGGACTTCCTCCTGTATCTTCTCAGCTACGCGCCGACCTGCGGAATTGGACTCAAAGCGACAGGACTTGACCTTATCGCGCACAAGGATTTCCGTCAGCCGAGCGTCCACAACATTCGGCAAGCCGTTGTCACACACGCAATCGTCAATATAGTAATCCTGCCCGTACACATACGCCACAGGGAGAAATGCGTAGTCCGCACCCTTGTCTTTGGTGTCACAGATACCGATAATCGCGTCCGGGTCTTCTTTGGGAAGCTCGAAATAGCGGCGTAGCTCGTCCTGCGAGTAGACCAATCCCTCACGCTCAATGGGTTCGTTCATATACAATGCCCTCCACGAAACATCGTCCATAATATTGCGCTGTTCCCGGTAGAAGTGGGTGGAGAACCCGACCCCATAAGCATAATCGAAATTGGACTCATCGTTTTCGTCCATAGCAGGTACGACAATGAATTTCGCCTTGTCGCTGTCTACATACTCCCGCTCCAATCGACCAATAACATCGTGTACCGACCATCGGGTAGCAATATGAAGCTCCTTGCAGTGGTCTCCGATTTTACGCTGTCTCAAGTCCGTTGTGTAGGTCTCCCACAGCTTGTCAAGCCGCTCCTTAGATAGCGCGACCTCGATACCCGACACCAAATCGTCACAATAGAGGAGGGTGGCGGCACGATATAGACCCGCGTTGCCCGTGCCGATGGAGGTAAACTCCAATGTTTCAAAACGCTGTCGCTTATCAAGGTCGATACGACAATCTTTCGCGTTCGTGTTAGAAACCTGTATATCGGGGAATACATCGTGCCACAGGTAATCACCATTTGCGTCAAAGATACGCAAGCACTCATCGTACACACCGCGCACGAACGAGTTGGAGTGAGAACCTGTCAACATAGGTTCGTTGGGAATCTTCCCGCCGAGCCAAGTGAGGTAGAAGATAGCGAGAGTGGTCTTGCCGCTACCGGGCGGGAGAGAGACCGCAAGCAGGTCAAGTTTATCGTCTGCAAGTTCCTGTAGCGCGTCCACCACCTGTTTCAGTACCTTGCGGCGCGGCGGGTAAAACTTCTTTTTCGGTTCTCTGTTCCACTCCACATAGAGCAGGTAGCTGTCAAAATCATACGGCGCGGCGGCGAGGAGAACCCGCTTGTGCAATCCGTATAGCTCCTTGACCTCCTGTTCCGAGGTGAGCGGGTCACTGATACCTCTCTCACATTCAGCCGAGAGGAGCTTGAGATACCTCACGCCGAGCGAAATGTCAGTTTTCATAGCTTCCTTGCACATATAGAGCAGGTCTTCCCATGTCCGAAACAGGTAAGCGTCCTTTTTTATTTTTTCGAGAATTTTTGAAAGTAGCTGTTCCATTTTTACCTCCTGCAAAAAGAAAAGCGCATGACTGGTCGAGGATAAACCCTCAATCGCAATCATGCGCCAATTCTTGTAATCGTCAATTTTCATTTTGATAGAGATATTCAAGCCCGTTCTTTTGGTCTCGAATACCCTCAACGGTATCACCACTTACATAGAACACCATGTAATAATACTTATCTTGAGCGGTGGAGTAGACCCAACCCGTGTACCGTTGACCGTCCGCATAATCCTCAATCTGTTCCCAATCATTGAGCTTATTCAGAGAGGAGGGAACATCTGTCTGCGACAGGGCGTTTTCAATGTTCTCTGCCAGTTCCACCGAGATACTGTTTTCCTCTGCGAACTTCTCAGCGTCCGTCTTTTCCGCGACAGGTTCTTTCTGACCGCAACCGACTAACGCGAATACCATCACGACCATACACAATGCTAAAATCAGCTTTCTCACACACCGACCCTCCTTATCCCTTGCTGTTTGCACTTACGAAAGAATGTGGACTCCGACAGCCCCGACTGCTCAATGGCGTCTTTCAGTAGGAGAGAACCCTCCTGCCAACTCCGAGCCGCGCCGAGAAACCTGTCCGTCACTGCAATCGGCTTACGCCCTTTGTATTTTCCCTCCGCTTTGGCAATCTCAATGCCCTCACGCTGACGCTCAAGGATATTCTCCCGCTCCAACTCCGACAACGCCGCAAACACCGTCAGCATGAACCGCCCTTGCGGGGTGTTGGTGTCCACTTTCTCTTTGTCCGACACAAGCTGAACGCCACGGGCAGACAGGACACCCACCGTGTTCAGCAGGTCTTTGGTGCTACGGGAGAGCCTTGAGAATGACTCCACATACAGAGTATCGCCATCACGGAGAAACGACAGCATTTCATTAAACTGCGGTCTGTCCGTATTCTTCCCACTGATTTTGTCGAGAAAGACTTTCTCCACACCGAGGGACTTCATAAGCTCCACCTGTCTCGCCGGATTTTGCTCTGCGGTGCTGACTCGTACATAACCGACCCTCATGTACTCACCTCCGATTTACTTTTCCTTTGGGATATAGGTGATTTCGATGTCGTACCCAAGAGCTTCCATGATTTCAACGAAAGTCTTGTTCATAATCCCGTCTTTCTTCTTGACGATTCTGTTGACATACTGTCCCGTAGTCCCAATCTTTTCCGCAATGGTCTGTTGTGTCACACCCTGTTCGACACATTTGACCTTTACATCGAGTTCAATATTATTGCGTACCATAATGCGTCCTCCTTTAGTTTGTGAGATTAGTGTAGCACAAGAGAAGATGAATGTCAATACAAAAGAGATAATTTATAGTCCTTTTTATTCTTTTTGAAATTTTCGGCTACTCGCCGTACTCCCTCCCGGCACGGCGGCGGGGCGCGTTCCCCCTCCGGGGGTACAGCGTCAAGCCGTCCCGCGTCCGCTGTCAATAGCATTTCGCGCCCTTGACAGTACCGCCAAAAGCGCGAAAAATAACCCTATTGAACGCGCCCCGCGCCCCTGTCAATAAACTACACCCCAACGACAGCAACGCCGGACGGCTTGACGGACTCCCGAACGCGCCGCGCATGGGTACAGCTTGCAAGGCATACCGCCCACAACGCAACAGAACGCCCAACAACGGGCATAATAAAAGCGGGTTATATTCCCTATACCCCTAACGCAATAAAGCCCTATACAGCGCATTACAGCGGCTATAATAGGGTATAGGAAAAGCCCCGCCAATAATAGCGGGGCTTGCCTGTTATTTATTGATTTTTAGCAATTCAGCCAATACCACCAACGGAAAAAGCAAGATACAAATAAGCGTCATTTTCTCAACCTCCTATATTATGCGAATGTAAAGCGGCGGCTTTCCGTTGTCCGGGTATATTTCGCGGCTATTTCGGGCGCGTCCTTTTTTAGTGCTGTCGTATCAATCCTGGAGGAAACAACCGCTTTATAACTTGCTTTATGTTCCGTTCCCGTCAAGCTGTCAACGCCTGTTTCCCTCATGTACTGTTTTAGCGCGTCTTTCAATGCGTCAATGTTCGCGGCTATTTCCTCATCCATGCGGATATATTCCGCTAATTCTTTCATAGTGCTATCAATGTTCATTTATTCCACCTCCGCAATTTTCAAAACTTGATATTTTCCCAATACGGCATAAATAGCGGACTTATTCGGCGCGTATAGCTCCATAATGCCATAATAGCGGGACTTTACCCAATACACCCGGCAAAATTCACGCAAGGAAAACGCCCACCCGCCAATTTTAACAACGGGGTTTTGCAGTGTTTCCAATGTTGCGGATTGCCTGTAATATTCCTTTATGGCGTTTTTATCGCCGTTTTCGTATGCCGCAATAGCTACAGCAACACGGGATTTTAACGCGCTTTCAATCGGCGCGGGTTCCCAATTCACAAATTGCCAATATTTCATAATTAAACCCCCATTCTAATACATTCATCAAGCGGGATTTTGTACCCGTGTACCCTAAAAAATGCGCTATCTTTCCCGTTGGCGGGGTAGTAGATTTTACACCGATGGAAACGCTTTGCATTTTTACCATTACACCAACTACCACCCCAACAACCCGACACACAATAAACAAAATCGTCTATACCGTATTCAATGCCCTTTATTTCCAAACCGCCCAAACCGCTATAATAAGCGATACTTTCCCGGCTTTCGCAATACTCCCGTTTATTCATGGCGTGTTACCTCCTCAATAAATGCCCTTGCAAGCTGTTTAAGCTGTTCCCGCTGTTCCTCCCATGCAAGCGAATAATTATAGCGGATTTTTTCCGCGTCCGTTTCGTACCGTTCCCGCAATTTATAGGACGGGAGAACATTCCCGAACGGGGCATAACCTGTTACAATAGCAACCCCGCCGCCCATATCGTAAATATCAGCCGCCCACCCTTCCCGGCGTTCGGTGTATGCAACCGGGCTTTCATAATTCAAAAAGTTTTGTAAACCGCAATAGGGAACACAAATAATTGTGTTGTAATTCGCCTTGATTGCCTTTTGTGTTGTCTTGAATTTCATTTTCTTTACCTCCTTAATAATTCGCGGCGCGTCTTGCGTACATTGCTTTTAGACTTTCGGCGGGGGGGTCATATCCGCGCCGCCGTGGGGCTTTTCCTCCACCGGGAGCGCGTCCCACCACTTTTTACTGCCGCCCGAAATGCCGAACATTTCAATAAATGCGTTGATATGGCGCATTGTGGTAACGCTGTACCCCTCCCACATTCGGACAAATTCGCCGCTTTTATCAATCTTGCAAACGGTAGTATCATAGGATTGTAAAAGCGTTTCCCCGTTCATTTCAATAACTTTTGCTTTCCCGTAAAAGGATTTTGCGCGGTCATAGCCGCCCGGCGTCAATTCGTAAATTCGCATTTTGCAAACCTCCTATAATCTGTTTTGTGTTGTTTGTTGTCCTGTTGTGATTATAGTATAATTCAGCTTTTCCGAATTGTCAACCCTTTTTTCAATATTTTTTATCTTTTTAGGATTATTTCAAATCCTACTTATTATATAGCGAAATTCACCCCGGGTCGCCGTCCGGCAATGGGGCATTTTGCTTTATTGCAGTAAAGCGTTAATAGGAGCGGGGCAAAATCCCCACAAATCCGTGAAAAATCCGCGCAAAAAGACCGCCCAACGGTGGCGGCAGGTGAGCCGCGCTCCCGCTTGGGCGGTCTGCGTGATAGTCGATAGTCGAAAGTCGTTTGAGAGTCGAGAGTCGTTAGTCGCTCTGAGAGTCGCTGTCAGAGTCGATGAGATAACGCTGTCGAATGTCCTCTGCGTCATAGTCGGAGTCGTTCTGCTGGTTCGGTGTGAGAACGTACTCGGTCTTGTCTTGGTAGCCGTAGTTGTTCTTGCCGAGGAAGATACCCGAAACAGGGTTAATTTTGCCACTGTTCATGTAGGTTTCCCACATATTTTCCAACATTTTATACGCCTTTTTAATGGAGTCGGCTACCTCTCGCGGCAATGCTGTCTTATATCCGGCACTTCCAGTCGGTCTATCATGTGCAATAGCCGTCAATGTCTGTCTGCTCATTCCGTTCAGTGCAATAGCCATTCCTGCAACAGTCGGCTTCAAGTCAGCTTTCTCATACAACGCAAAATATTCACCCAATCTCTGAGTGACCGCGTTTACATCTTCCATATCAATATCCTGCATATTAAACAATGCTATATTGATACTCATAATCTTCGTATTATCCCCCGCTTCGAGCATAAGCCCGTTATCACCAATGACAGGGGAGTTTCCACCACGGGGCTTTTTCTTAATCACCTGTACATCTTTCTGCTCTTTTTTCACTGCCATTTTCCAATGCACCTCCGTAAAGTCGTATAGTCGCACGAGAGTCCTCTTTCCAAGCCGGAGAGTCCTCTTTTCTTCTTGTTCTTCTTGGGTAAAAGTAGTCTAAGTAGTTAAAAATCGGTTTTTGCGTGTAACTTCTTATAGTAGGGATTTTCCTATATAGAGGAAGTTACACGCAAAACCTTAAAAACAACTACTTTGACTACTTGAAAAACCTCAATACAATCCGAACAAGACTATTTCTCAATCCGATTAAGACAACCGCCCTAAAACATCGGTATCTAATTCGGACAAGAAATTATCTCTTTTGTCTACACCTATTCGATTTCGGTCTGAAAATCCAAAAGTCGAAAAGATTATTTTCCAATCCGATTAAGATTATCTCCCTAATGTCGTTTAGGATTATTTTTCAATCCAATTCGGATAATCGAGCTTTTTCATTTTCGAGCAGGAAAGCCACCAACATTTGAGACTTCATTTTCCAACTCGCAAGCCACGACATGAGCGTTCCGTCCAGTATGTGAGAGGTGATTTCCGCGGGATTTATGTCCTCAATCATACCCGAAAGCTCAGTCAGCATTTTCATTTCCATCGGTCTCACCACCTTTCACGAAATGGAGAACAATGTCATACCCGTCCTCGGTTTCCACCACATCATACGCGGGTCGAGATTGTAGGAGCTGTTGCGGTACTCTATTCGTGGGTAAGTTGGGCTGATGTCCCGCCCTGCGGAACAGGCGGTCGTACTAAGCAATACCACCAAACAGAGAGCGAGAACGCCGCATTTTCTCATTTCCATGCGTAACCCTCCTCACAGTCATAGTCGATAACTCGCTTGACCTCTACCGTTTTGAGGACTACAATACGATAGTCTTTCCCGCACCTGCGAATATTGTAGTCAGCCACAGCGTATCTCAAATCGGAGTAGGTACGCATTTCATTGAAGCTCGTTCGCTGTCGGGGAGGATTATAGCGGTAGTCCGTGCCGTACAGGAATTTACCTGTCTTCTGATTCTGTATTGCAAACATTTTCGTGTTGTCCCTCCCTAACAGGTGCGAACACGGCGGGGTTATCCAGTATCACCATGTGAAGCACATTTGCCAGCTCGTCCACCTTTTTCTCATCGTGTTCGGTATAGCCAAGATGGTCGAGCATACCATGAATCATTTCGTGAAGAAAGTCGGCTTCCATTTTCGCCTGTGCGTTCGGACAGATACGGATAACCAAGTCGGTGTAAGAGATTTCGCCGGAGTAATTCACATTACCAAGGTCGAGCTTGTTCGTAATTTCCACACCGTAGACCTTTGCGCCAATTTTCAGCTTTTCGGGAATTGTCATTTTCTGTACCTCTTTTCTGCGGACTGAATCCGCTCGTAGATGTCTTCAAGGGACTCCGTAACCACGATATAATCCTCCTCGCCGCCTGTAAAACAAACGATGTTCTTGCCCTGTACACAGGTGACAGCGGTAATAAGGTTGAGATTTACAAGCACCTGTCCGATAGTCGGGTTTGTAAGCCAAATGAACATTATTACACCTCCTCAATTATCCACATTCAGAATGATACACGGCTTCCAGTATGGGTCATATTCGGCAACCGTTTTCTTCACGAGAGCGTCAAACTCCTCATCAGTGTAATCACCATCGGCAAGAGAGTCCGCGACAGCTTCCTCGAACTCGTCCCTATCGGTGTAGCACATACAGTCGTTGACCGTCTGAGTGCAGTCGAGAAATTCTCCCTTGTACGCCTTGATGTAACTACAACTCATATAGGGATAATCCCCGCTATTGGCTTCCTCACCCGCAAAGACGAGAAGTGGGAGGGCGGGGTTCTCGCGGATAAGCTGACGCAGTTCATCAGCAGAATGGAGTAGCCCGGTAGGGTGGCGTTCATCGTTTGTCATTCTAATCTCTCCTTATCATCTCTCGCACCCACAAGGGCGGCGAGTTCATTCATAAATTCATTTGCGCGGTCGGTGTCGATAAAAGAGCCGTACACCGTACAGGTGTTGCCTTTTTCTACACAAAGACAGGGCTTTTTCCTGTCGGGGAAGCGGTATGCACCGATTTTCACGCTACCGTCCACGGTCAATACTCTTGACATTATTTGACCTCCTTTAGTGCGGCGGCAAGGCGTAGACAAACGCCAACATGGTATGCAATGCACCCCTCGCCAATGCACGGGTAAAAACACTGTGAGGTGAAATCACCCTGTCCTCTTAAAACCGCCTTATGCTCATCGGTATATACTCTGTACGGGCAGGACTTAAAGCGTCCTTTCTCGTCTAAGCAAGAAGCGTTCATTTATACTACCTCCTTGAGCTTCAAGCCCCAATAAATCATAAACCCGCTCGATGTTGACTTGCGGTCAAACCATTCGGGGTGGCGTTCCATCTCGGCGTTGAACTTCCGCGCCGATAACACATACGCACCCTCAGACTTCGCCCACAGCTTGAACGCTTGATACAGGTCTTTCGCCTTGATAATATTGTTCTTAGCGTCAGTCCTGTTGTCAGAGTAGTCGGTCAGCCGTACACAGCGGTTTTCGAGGAACTGCAACACAAGGTCGTTGTCCCGCTCGTACCGTTCGACCACCTCAGACAAGCTCTTGGACATTGTGAGACCGTTTTCCTTGTACTTGATATATCCGCGCACAAGCCACATGAAAATGCCACTCATAGCTTCCGTGGAGGTCAACTCGTCCTTGAGGTGAGTATCTTGCTCCTCCGGCGTAAAGTGTCGATTGAACTCAATCACCTTGATACGCTGAGAAGCGAACAGGGACTTGTCTGTAACCATCGGCAGGTCATTACAGGAGAGCCACAGGGTAAATTGAGGGCGATAGGTGATAGCGGTCTGATAGAGCGCACGAGCGGAGATTTCCTCGCCGCCTGTAAGCTGTTTGATTTTCTCCTCGTCCAGTTTGCCGTACTCGTTGCTCTCGCTCATCGTAACAAACCGCTTGCCTTTCAGTCCGGCAAGGGTAGGGGAAGCGGCTTCCGCGTCTTTCTGTCTGTCACCTCGGCAAATCATACCGACAGGGGCAACCTTGGCGTAATCCCCAAGCATATACTCAATAGTGTTGAGCAGAGTAGACTTGCCGTTGCGGGTTGTTTTGCCGTGGAGGATAAACATACATTCCTCATTGCTCATACCGAGCATGGAGTACCCAAGAGCGCGTTGCAGGAAGTCAGCTTTATCCTTATCACCCTGTGTAACTTCATCAATGAACTGTTCCCACCGCGTACACTTCACATCACGGCGTACCGTGTGCCGGAAACGGGTTTGCATGGTGAGAAAATCGTCCCACCGTGGTTCTCTGAAAGAATAGTCCTCCAAGGAATATGTCCCGTTGAGACAGTTGATGAGGTAGGGGTTGGAGTCGAAATCCGTAGCAGAAATGCGGAGTTCGCCTGTTGCGTCCTTGAGGATTCTATCTCTCATACGCCTATCACCCATCTTGTTCACGAATGAGGTGTACGCCTTTCGGGTATCATCGTCTGTGATTTCGCCACAGTAGAGAATCATCAAGCGCACAAAGTCCTTGATTTTCTCCGAGACAAGGATTGCACCCTCGTCACGCCGCCACGCACCCTCAAAATAGGTGTACCAACTCTTATGCTCTGTGCAGTACCGCGCTTCGCGGTTGTAGAGCATACCGAACAGGTTTGCCATACCCATTTCCGACCACTCAAAGCCGGAGGAAGTCTCATCAGCGCGTTCGGGGTGGTAGGACTTAATGATATACATTTTATCGGACAGGTCTTCGTCCATAATGCACCTGCCGTTACTCAGCTCAAAAAGCTCTCTGTCACCTGCCATTTACCTCACCTCACTTTTTATCTCCGTACTTCGTAGCCTGTGTTCTCAGCGTTGCCAACTTCTTCTTATACCGCTCGAAATAGCAGAACTTGACTGCTTCCTCGATTTTCTTGGAGTCAAACACAAGAGACTGATGGTCTTCGGAGAGCATAGCTTCCTGTAAGAGATTGTCCAAGAACAAGTTGTAGCGGAACACATCGTTCTTGACGGAGTTATAGGAACTGACGGACAATGTGACCGTGTTGATTTCGTTACTTGCCATTTCTGATTACCTCCACATGGGGCAATGCCCTCAAGATTTCACAAAACTCGCGCCACTCGTCCAGTTTATGACCCTCGCGGTAGTCGAGCATATTCATCACATTCTCGTAGGTCATAGTAACCGTGCGCCGCTGATTGTAACTGGACGGGAGAAGCTGAATCATCTGCCACCAACAGCCCTTATCGTGGGTGACAAGAAAATGCTTTCGCTCCAAGTTCATCACATCGAGAACACCCTGTAACGCGGCGATAGACAGTCCGACAAGATGTTCCGTGCTGAAATCAGAGAGTTCAAACTCCTTTGCGGCGATTTTGTGCATGGTGGAACAGGAATTAGCGGTCGTACCTACCTTGTAGGTGTCAAACTCTTTCCACCAGTACAGCGGGGCGGTGATGTCCATAGCGACAAAAATCTGCCGTAGATACTTCCTGTGCGCGTGTCCCGCCGCAAACAGCTTTCGCATAAGAGTAAGGTCATTCTCACCGATTTCATAGCAGTAATACGGTGTGCAGTCATGCTCTTTCGGGTAGCAGATACCCTCGCGCTCGATACGACCGCATTTGCCGCAGTCAACGGCGTGGTAACTGTCCGACCTGTCCCAACTGTTCAAAGGATTTCTCATACCACGGATAGCGTGTTCAAATCCCCAAACTTCAATGTTTTCTACCTTAATCATTGGTGTTTCCTCCTACCAGTTTATCAAGAATTTGTTCATACAGCGTTTTGTAGAGGTCGCGCTCCACCTCTGTGGGTGTGCTTTTCTGCGGCGCGTTTTCATCAATCCCCCCCCGACAGGAAACGGGGAGTTGATACCGAGAGACACGAGCAGAGCGTTGTCAATGTTTTTCAGCTCTTTCGTGGTGCAGGATTTAATGAATGTGGAAAGCCGTTCCTTTGATACCGTCTGAATGTTCTCACAGAGGGCAGTGGACGGAACGCGGCACATCACAGGGACATGGGTGGGAAGCGGTTTCTTTTCCTGCGAGGTCAAGAATACGATTTCCACATTGGGAGAGTGTCGATTGTTTATGTCGTTGGACACGACTACGCCGGGTCTACCTGCTCTCTGTTCAGAACCCGTGACCGTATAAAACGGCATTATGTAGTAAATGTCACCTCGATAGATTTCTGTCACCGATAAGACCTCCTTTAATCTTCAAGAGATTGTTTCTTGTCTCTTCGTGATTAGATAATAACACGAAAAAGATTAGTTGTCAACACTTATTTTAATATTTCTTATCTTTTTCATGTTATTTCTCTTTTCACCTGCCGAATGATGATTTCTCCGTCCACATCGGTGAGGAAAGTGAACCAATCCGAGCGGAAGAACCGCTCACACTCCGTAATGCCGGAGGTGTTTTCATCGTCCAACGCAGTACGGTAATTCTTGACCGCTTGCAAAATGATTGCGTTTATAAGCGCGTGATAGGGTTCATATTTCATCGTTTGTACCGTGTCACACTGTTACAGATTGTTTGTATCTCACCCCTGTCAAGAGGAGGGTCACAGGCAACCGTGTTACAGTAAAGCAGTTCGTCATATATCTGTTGCTTACTGTAGCCTTGATTGTGGAGCATACCCGCAAGTGAGGTCAGACAGATATTGCGGCTACCGTTCGGGATTCGAGGATAGACAGGACGGAGCTTGATACGATTGTTTTCGGGCATTTCCCATATCGGGCAGTAGATACGACCACCATAAGCGGCAGTATCTTTTTCTCGCTGAGTTTCGGGAAAATACTTTTCGACAATATACTCAATCGCGCTCTGATTTTCTTCGATAGAGCGAAATAGAAGTGTATCACCCGTCATAATGAAGTACCGGGAGGACTTGTAAATCTCAACACCTGCAAGGTTGTTCTTGCCCTTGAACGGCAAGTCCCCTTTGAGCAGGATATGAAATCCGCGACCACTCTTGGATTTCTCCGTGTAGCTTCGGCATTTGCCGATAATATCTGCCGCAAGAGGAGAAAGAAGTCCGTCCTCGTCATAACCCGTGTCGATGTCCACCCCGACAAATCCGTTGTCGTTAAACACAAACCCACAGTAGTCGTAATGACCGTCTGAAACCGATTTGTGCGCGGTATCGAAATCAGCCCATGTCTGCGGATTAGTGGAGGACGCGGCTTCATTCTCCCATGCTTTCATCGGGACTTTGCTATTGCCACGAGTACAAACCCACTGATTCAGTTTTTTTAGTTCCGCAGGTATGTTCTCGTAGCAGTTCACACAAGTCCCCTCCTTTTTGCAACTTTGCGTTCAAGCTCATTTACGAGCTTCCAAAGAATATCCTGTTTAATCTCCAACGCAACGGACAGGTTGTAGATGTTATCGGGAATCGTATCTCCCTCACGGTAGATAGTGAGGAGCATTTCCCGCTCCTTATCCGTAAAGCCTTTCAATGCGCTGTCACAGGCGAACCAGTTCTTTTTATCCGCGTCACTGCGGAACTTCGGATTGGCGTGACGGGCGTAGAAACGCATACAGTGTTGGACATATTCGGAGTAAAATGTTCTCATTCCGCAACGCCCTCCGTCTTACGGGGAGCGGACTTCTTAAACACCTCTCCGGCAAAGTACCACTTATCGTCCACATTGATGGGATAGCCCTCAATATCGGACTTCTGCATAGTACCTGTGTCGATAATGTGCTGTGCGGAAGCGACAGCCATCTGATTTTTCACAAAATCCTTGCCCGTCTTGAGCAGAAAAGCAACCTTGCCGTTTGCCGTTTTGAGCTTGTAACTCATTTTGTTTCCTCCTTATTCCATGTGGAAATATCAATACCGTAATCTTTTAGCTTCCGAGAACAGAGCCACGCTTTGTCCTCGTCACCCATTTCGTACCGCTTAACAAGTGCGTCAAGCTCAGTGGAAAAGGAATCGTAAAACGCCCTCAGACGCTTTTTACCGAAACCGAACTTCTCGTGAAGTAGCCACAGGATAACCGCGTCCACCTCGTCAGCGTTTTTCTTGTCGTACTCCGCACACTGTCGGAGGATTTCTGCGTCAATCGCTTTCTGCTCCTTGGCAGAGAATTGAACGCCGAAAATGTGACCGTTCGCTCTCTTGAATACTGCCATCGTCAAATCCCTACCACATGAGACGCAAGCATATCTGCTTGGTGCGTCCACAGGACATTCGGGAAAGCGTGTACGGCGCGGGTGTAATCCCGCCATTCTTCTTTTTCGGTAAACGCACCCATGTGGTATCGAATACAGGCGGTCTCCTCATCGGTCAGCGTGGTAAACTGAGAGAGCAGGATAATAGACTTATCACCATGCCCCTTATACATCGTATTGGGGTTATACTCGTATCGAGTAGGTTCACCCACGGTGTACGGGGTGCTGTTGTCAATGCGGTACTGGTCGATTTTGCACAGGTCGTGGAACATACCCACGAGGAACGGACTCGCGGGGCGTTTCCACTTGAGACCGTTCGCCGCTGACAGCTCCACGAGCAGGTTCATCACCATAAAGGAATGGTCGAACAAACCGCCCTCGTAATTACCGTGGTACTTGGTGCTTGCCGGGGCGGTGAAAAATCCGTTTTCCGCAAGCCATTTGAGAAAATCCTCCTTGACGATTTCGGAAAGGTTGGTTGCCATCATAAGGTCAAGGCGTTCTTTATCGGTCATTTCTGCACCTCCTCAGTGAATGGTAGATCGCAACATTCGGGGTGATAATTCTGCGTCCACAACGCACCGAGCATATTCCACAGGAACGCTCTGTCGTGGGGTTCATCATCGTCACCACGGGTGAACTTGATGTAGTGGCGTACACCACTGTCGATATAACAGTGGAGGGGAATACCCTTTTGCCAATTCCGCTCACCATATTTGTTGCAACCGTCCTCATAATGTTTGGAGACCTCCAACATAGCTGTGTTGAGAGTCCCGTATCGAGCTTCTGAAAAAGACTTGATTGCCTTTACAAGAGAGGTTCTGTTGCCGGAGCGAACATACTGGTCGATGTAACAAAGGATTTCATCGTCCATAATGTCAGCGACAATATCAAGCGGAAGCAGGTCGCACCTGCCTTTGCCCTCGCAAATATCGCGTACTGCGCCGGACTCGAACGCTCTGCGGTTTCCGCTATCCTGTAATTCCATTTATGACACCTCCTTTAGAGGGAGGGGAGCTTTCGCTCCCCATACCCATCAACCTCCGAGCAGTGCGTCAAGGTCAAGACCCTTTTTCGGTGCGGCAGGAGCGGGAGCAGTAGCCTGTTTCTGAGGGGCAGGAGCGGCGTTCTTGTCCTTACCGAGCGTCAGCGCACGGGACACGGGTTCGGTATCAAAATACTCAGCAGGAGCTTTATCACCGAGATTTGCAAAAGTGACCGTCTTGTTCGGGTCTTTATTGGACGGGAGCTTGGTGTGAACGACCTCTGCTTCGATAAAGTGGTCGATAAGCTCCATCGGGTCGATGTCCTCTAAGGTGTAATCACCCATAGCGGTCTTAGCGAAATAGGAGAAAGCGTTCAGAGCCTTTTCATTCGGTTCATCGTTCTTGTCCTTGATGGTGAAGCGTTCGGTCTGAGTCATACCCGCCGCGTTGACGAGCTTAATCTCAATCTTGCCAAACTCCTCATCGTAGGACACATCGTAAATGCGGAACACATAAGTTCCCTCCGGGATAAGAGTGAAACCGCTCGTCATAGGGATTCTTGCCATGTTATTTACCCTCCTTAATATTCGGTGCGGAGAATGACTCCGACAATTTCTTCGTCCACGAGGTCTACAGGTCTCTTGATAACCAGTGCGGAAATCTTCTCGTCAACGAACATTTCCACAATGTCACCACGCTCGATAAGAGCATAACCATCATTGCAGATAGCGGTCTTATCAATGCCGTTTTCGGTAGCGAAAATACGCACACAGTCCTTGATTACACCATCGGCAACAGGCATGACCGCTTCAACCAGTTCGCAAGGCTGAGAAAAGGTGTCGTAATTGATGATGTTCTCGATGAGAGAGAGCATACTTGCGCTATCACAGGCGGTTACAGTGCGAATATCTTCCGGGACTTTCATAAAGATAGAGCCGGAGGATAACCAACGGTCTCCATTTTCACGAACATAGAGAATACCATCAGCTCCGAGAGATTTTACGAATTTCTTAAATTTCATTGTCTTTATCCTCCTTATTTCACCGTCATGCGGTATTGTTCAGATTTTTTCTGATACTTGTCGAGCAGACCGTCAGCTTCGAGAGCTTTTTTGTCAATGGTCGTGGTCTCCGAGCGGGACACAGACCAAGTGTAGATAGAACCCTTGATTTCAACCTTTTTATCACCGTCACGGAACTGCCCCATAGCGTGTTCCTTGATGATATTGTTGATTTCTCCGAGCCGCTTTTCCTTGTCTGCGATAGCGGCGTTCGTTTTGTCGATTTCGCCTTTCAGCCCCTCCGCTTCGGTAATAAGAGCGTTAATGTCGGTATCGGGGGTGAGGTTGTGAGTACGCAGAGCCGCAAGCAGTTCAGCGTCTTTCTTCTCGTCATAGACCGGGGAAATGCCGCTGTTCACATACTCAACCCACCAGTTCTCAACGAACTTGATTTTCTCTGCGAAATCGGGATAACGCTCACTCACCTTGAACTCCACCGTAATGGTATTCTTAATGTTCGGTACATACTTTGTGGGGTCAGCGTAGTCCTTTTCCTCAAGGAAAGACGCAACCATAATCACATTGTCCACACCGAGCAGGTAGGCGTACAGTGCCGCCTGTAATGCGTAGTATTCGGGAGCGTCATTCTGCCAGTCCTCGATACGCTTGGTGGTTTTCATTTCGAGAACCGTATCAACCGTACCGTCCTCGTCCACGCCGAGGAAGTCCCACATACCGCCGAAATGCTTACTGTTGGGGAAGAAATCACCCCAAGTGGATTTGAAATAATCCTCACCGTATTGGTCAGTCGGAGTGATGATGTCCATGCCGTAGGACTTCTTCATATACTCAGCCTGTTTCGGTTCGATTGCCTTACCTGCCTTGGTGTAGATAGTGTCCTCAAACGGGGTCTCATAGGTCTTGGTGATTGCAAGCCACATCTCGAACGGAGTAGACCACGGGTTCAGACCAAGAATAGTGGCAAAGCGAGTACCCGTGACTTTCTTTGTGCGCTTCGGCGGGTTGATTTTAATTTGTTTGCTTTCAAGCCATTCCATTACTCGTTACCTCCCTCAAGCATAGCGGTGATTTTCTGAATGAGTGTTTCACAGTCAGACTTACTGATAGAGGTAAAGCCCTCTGTCTGAACCGCAATCTGAGCAATCATTTCTTCCTTGGTCGGGTCAGCGTCCTTGAGCTTTTTCAGCACTGCCTTGAGACCCTTAATCTGCAACGGGGTTGCGTTGTCCTGCGGGGCGGTAAGTTCCTGCTTCACTTCCTGTCGCTGTTCGGGAGTAGCCGGAGGAGCTTTCGGAGCGGGTGCGGGAGCAGGTCTGCCAAGCTCACCGTCAATGCTGTCGCTCTCACAAATGTCGAGCGCAATCATATACAGGTAACGGCGCATATAGGTGATGGAAGAACCAAGGGCTTGCATTTCGTTAGTAGCCTGTTTTCCGGCGTTGCTGATAATGGGAGCAATCTGATTGAACGGGGCAACGAACGGGATATACTCCTCATCGGGATTGTCGATGTTGACAATCTTCATCGTTGCTACATCAGAGGTAAAGGTCACGATAGGGATAAGACCTACCTCACTGAAAATGCGGGTGGCGGTAGGCACAATATCGTCAAGCTCGAAATACTTGAACGACAGGTGCATATTCTTACCCGTTTTTTGCACATCGGCTTGCAGGAACATCTCCCTTGCCTTGAGCAATTTCTGATAAACATTCAGCGTGACGGTCTCTTTCTTTGCAGTAGTAGCCATTTTGCGTTTTCCTCCTTTTTTCTTTTCGGGTTTGATACCCAAGAAATCATTGATTCGCTTTTTTGCCATTTCGATATAGAATGTTCTGTCTACATCGTCTATGGTTAGATGATTGTCGTTGTCAATGATACAGTGGTCGGGGAGCATTTCGATTTTCGCAGTAGCGTCCGTCTCAGCTTTGACCTTGAACAATTTCCCGTACCGTTCGTCTGCCGTAGCATATACACGGTTTACTTTCTGCACCGGGACTTGTTCACCATCAACAATGTGATAGGCTTCGCGGTATTTTGCGCCCGCCTTGGCTATCAACTGGAAATCGAAAATATCTGTACTGCCGTTGATTGTTTCCTCAACGGGTGTACCGTGGACGAAATACTCAATCAGAGCCTTTTTCACGATAACCATATTGTTATTGATAGCCCACGCGCCCTTGACGGACACACCATAGTTCAGATAGCCGCCAACCGTCTTGACTTCACCATCGGTTTTAATCATCAAGAGGTTGTTCACATCTTTAATCCAAACCCGCTGAATATCATCGACCTCAAGCTCAAACTTCGTTTCTGCTTCCCAAGCGTGGGCGATTTCGTCCACGAGAGCCAGTTCCGATTTGTCGATGGAGTACATCAGACCATCGGTATTAAGGTTCAAGAGCTTTATCGTCTTACAGGCGTTCAGCAGACGCATGGTAAGAACGGTGAGGAACAACTGTCCCGATATTCGCAAAGAGCGGGTCGGGAGCGGGTCATACAGGTCGTTGTAGCGGTTTTCCTGTGCGCCGGACACGGTATTGAGCGGTAGTTTCAAGTCCTTTGCTGTCTGCTTATCACCGTTGTGCTTCGCCTGTATACGGTCACGCTTGATAGCGTAGAATAGTTCGGGGTCGGGGACATTACGGGACAGGTAGTTATAAATCTCAATCAGAGAGGGGTACAGGCTTGATACATCTCTGTTCTGAATGACCCTATCCTCTGTTGCTTCCTCGTAATAGCCTGTCAGACTGCCGTGGACACCGCCCCAAGCGTATTTACAGGGCATACCGCCAATCTCAATCTCAAATGAGGTCTTGAACAGAACCTCATCGGGAATGGACTTATCGTGAATGGTCTCGAAAAAGTCCAGTATCGGCTTGGGGATAACGGCGGTATCGAGGTTTGCCGGATAGACATACTCTCGCCCATCGTCCCATTCCTTACGCTCTGCCCGTAACATCATTGCAGTTAGCTTGGCATTGGTGGCGGCGAGGGACTTAACCTCATCAATTCCCGCTCGTTTACCGAGATTCTTTTTGGTCTTTAGGTAGTCCGCTCTGAGCTTCATCAGCTCGTGGGTAGCGTCAACATCGTGCTTACAGTAGTGAATGGTCTGTTGCAATTCCTCCTCTGTAAGCGGTCTGTCGAGGTCGAACGACACCTCCGTTTCTTGAATATCCATTCCCATGTGACCCTCGATAGCCTTGAGGGATAGACCCAACTGAACATCATCTCGAATGTCCACATTGTTGAAGCGGAAGTAAAATGCCTTGAGCGGCGCATATTCCCAACCGCGACCACCGCCGATGAGGAAATCGTTGAGTTGCTTGATTTCCTGCGGGGAAAAATCGTTTGCGGCGGCTTTGATAATGAATTGGTCGTAGTGTTTGGAGTTAAACCCAACATAGATACCATCGTCATACAGGCACTCTCTGAGAGCTTCGCTGTCGTTGTGAATGACCGTATGCGTCCCCGTTTCCACATCTTTGAACACTACAATCCAGTCAAAGGCAAAAACCTCAACATCGTATACAATCAGTCTCATTTCTCACTCTCCCTCCGTATAGCGGAAGTAGCACCCGTTCTTTCGGTAGGTCGTACACCGCTTTTTATAGGACTTCACGAGATAGGGGATATTGTCCACAAAGTCATAGGCGATAGCGTCCTCTTTACCATCAAAGGTACGAGCAATTCTGCCGATACTCTGTGTGATAACCGCATAATCGTTCTTGGGTGTTGCCAAGAACAACCGCTCTAACCGAGGAATATCCAACCCCTCTTTTGCGAGGGAGTAAGTAGCGAACAGGTACTTCTTTTTACCGCTTCGCATATCCTCAATCGCTTTTTCTCGTTCAGCCTTTCCCTTTTTTGTTGTCATATTGCCGCTAACCATTACGGCATTTTCCCTCATACTTCGAGGGAGAGCGTTCATAAGCCGTTCAAGGTGTTCCAGTCTGTCGGACAGAATAAGACAGGAATGGTCTGCTTCCGATACAATCCATGACGCTACGAACGCTATGCGGTAATTGTCGTTACAAAGGTAGGTAATGAGCTTGGTGTAGTTCATCGTACCGTCTGAGTTCAGACATTCGCGGCTGATTTCCACGCCTGTCCCAACAGGGTTGATACCTACTTTCATAATCTTGTCTCCCACGGCTTCATCGGGGACGGTGTAAACCACATGACCGAGTAGGGCATAAGTAGCTTCAATCATTCCGTCCGAGCGGTGTACCGTAGCGGAGAGACCGATTTTATGTCGTGCTGACAAGCTGTTCAGAACCTTGTAGAACTGCGTCATAGCGGTAGGTGTACCCGCTACACGGTGGCACTCGTCCACGATAATCACATCAAAAAAGTCCTTATATTGTGCGAGGTCGAGCTTGCACATCGTTTGGATAGTGGCAAATGTGATACCCTTGCCGATATTGACCTTACCCTCTGTGATAGTTCCGATGAGGTCTGAGTCCATATACAGTTCTGCACGAGCCTTACTTTGCCGGAGCAGGTCGAGTGTGTGGGTGAGCCACAGGGCGCGCTTTCCGAACCTCTTTACAAGGGCAATCCCCATCTGCGTTTTCCCGCTACCTGCCGCGCTCTGCAAGATACCATATTTCGCGGCGTACAGAGCGTCCACGGCGGTCTTTTGGTAATCGTAGAGTGGAATATCCACCCCACCATAAGACACGCTTACAGGGGCAGAAAACGCACTCTGAAAGGTGCTTTCTTTGGCGATACAGTCCGGCAGGTTTCGGAGCGTCCCAAAAGGAAGAACCAAGGTGTTGCCGCGCGTCTCGTACAAGGTCAGCGTTGCGGGTGTATTTCCGAGCCAAAAGTGCATACGGGCTTTCTTGGCATATTCGGGGTTCGTAATCGTGAGGTTACGCTTGCACCACATCAATGCGTCCTGCGTAGGGTTTTCAATGGTGAGGACATTTGATACAGTCACATTCATGTTGCAACACCCCGCCTTAACCATTCCTCAAGGGTTTCAGCATATTCGGTGAACCATTCTTCGGAGAGATTTGCTTTATCGGCAAGGTCAAACTGCCAAAGCTCTACCATGTAAATGTTCTTGCCGAACTTTACTGCAAACCAACCAGTACCGTTTCCACTATCGTCCCATAGCTTCATCGACATTCGCTGATTGTCCTCAATGCGGGACAGACGGAACACTTTGCCGGAACATACTTTGCAGTCAATGAGAAACGGTGTCCCGTTTTTTACTGCGATAACATCTGCGGGTTGACCTGCCGCGTTCTGTGCGAGATTGTGTACCCAATAGCCATGTCGGAACAGCAGGTCACAGAACTTCGATTCAAAATCGTTTCCGAGCTTTTTATTCGTCATATTCCTCGCCCCCCCCCTCTCTCTCGGTACTGTTCAAGTTCCTTCATGAGAGAACGGAAATAGTCAGCCGCTTCGTAACCCATGTGTTCCTCAATCAGATAAGCGAAATCCCGCTCTGAGAAAAGCGTCTCAATCTTGCCGCCTTTAAGTTCAATCACCCTTGGCATTGCGGGACACCTCCTCGTAATTCTCCATGAGTCCAAGAATGGTAGTGGAGTAGGAGATTTTATCAACTCCGTTCTCCCATGCTTTTCGCGCACCGTAGTCACCCATGTTGTAAGCCATAAGAGCTTTCGTGAGGTCTCCGTCATAACGGCTGACATACGACCCGATGATTTTCACGCCGCAGAACACATTCTGATAAGGGTCGAGCATATCCGCATACCGATACTCCTCGTTGAGCCATGTGTGGTTGACCGCGTTGATTTGCATGAGTCCATAATCGTCCGTTTTACTGATAATTTCGGGGTTGAACTGACTTTCATGCTCAATCATTGCATAGATGAGTGTTACAGGGACATTTTCATCGGCACACACTTCATAGATGAACCTCTGCAAGCTATGAGAGAGAGGAACATCAAAATAGAAGATGTCCGATGTTTCGGGGAGCTTGTTTGCGCTATATGCAGGGACTTCTACGGTCTCTGTGACGGTAACGGTTTTTGTCTTTGCAGGAGCGGTCACTCTGCCTATTCCGAACGCGATAGCCGCAATTACTACAAGGACGATAAGTAATCTTACGAGTCGGTTTCTGTTGACTCGCTTTTTAGTTCTTCTACACTCAGTAGCCATTTTTGATAGTCCTCCTCGTTCTTAGGGTCTTGGTAGAACCGTTCCAAAATCCCCATCAATGGTCTTGCGAGGTCGCTCACCTGTGACTCAGTGAGCTTCAAGTTCAGTGAGGATTTTGTCACATTCATCGAGGACTCGCTTCGCCTTTGGATAGGTATAGACCCCGCGAATGATACTCGACATTTCGGGCGGCTGAACTGTGATACCTCGCTTACGCAGTTCAAGAATCATGTCCACCTGCTTTACACCAAGTGCTTCCATTCGCTTCTGAATCTGACTCATCGAGTTTTCCTCCTTTCGTGGTTCTTGAAATCGAAATTGCCATTGACAAAAAGGCGAATTATTGTTATTATTGTTATAGGACTAATCCGCTTCAACTTCCCGAAAATTGCCGTTTTCGAGAGGTCGGTTTCTTATTGCCAATTCGGATATTCCGAACTTCTTGTTATTAGTATAATTCTTATTATCTGAATTGTCAAGAGGTAAATTCAAAAAATCCGAATTATTTTCCAAGGAGGGAACTCTATGACTTTTGCTGAGAACATCAACCGTATCTGTGCCGAGCGCGGCACGAACCTTACCGCTGTTATCAAACAAATAAAAAATGGACAGTCTTCCTACACGACTGCCATCAATAAACGAGGTTCTATACCAAACCAAGAGGAGTTGCTTGCTCTCTCCAAAATTCTGCAATGCTCTGTAATGGACTTTTTTGCCGATGAAGAAGACCTCTGCTGTGAGAAAGCTGTACCCGAAAATGAGGACGAGGAGGACATTCTAAAGATTTATCGTGCGTTACCTCGCCGAGCCAAGCATGAGTTCATGGCAATGGTTTATGATTTCGGAGACCGAAAAGAATACGAGGGGGATAAAGCAAACGCTATCGGTTGAGCGCGTCATTCCCATTGAGTTACTTTACCGAAAGCGTGAATTGGAGGTGAGACTACGAAAGCAGTAATCTATGCTCGATATTCGAGCCACAATCAAAGAGAGGAGTCCATAGAGGGTCAGCTCCGAGAGTGCCACGAGTTTGCCATCAAAAATGGATTTACCATCATAAACGAATACATTGACCGCGCCCTTTCCGGTAAGACAGATAATCGTCCGAGCTTTCAGCGTCTCATTAAAGACAGCGAAAAGGGACAGTTTGAAGCGGTGATAATGTATACCCTTGACCGTTTCGCTCGTAACCGCTATGACTCTGCTATCTACAAGGCAAAGCTCAAAAAGAACGGTGTGAGAGTCTACTATGCAAAACAACCCATGCCGGACACGCCGGAGGGGATTATCCTTGAGTCCGTCCTTGAGGGGTACGCCGAATACTACTCTGAAAATCTCGCTCGTAATATCAAGCGCGGTATCAGAGAAAACGCCCTCCAAGGTCTTGCCACAGGTGGGGCAAATCTCTTACTTGGCTATACCGTGGGGGAAGACAGAAAGTATGCGATTGACCCAATGGGAGCAAAAATTGTACAAGAGATTTTTCAGCTATACGCCGATGGAATGTCCGCGACACAAATCATTGCCTATTGCAACGAGCGTGGGTACAAAACTGCGAGAGGTAATGCTTTTAATAAAAACAGTCTCCGAACGATTCTCCGAAATGAGAAATACATCGGCACATACAAGCTCATGGACATTGTTATTCCCAATGGTATGCCCGCTATCATAGACAAGACACTGTTTGAGAAAGTACAAGCTATGCTCAAACACAACGGGAAAGCACGGGCGAAAGCAAAAGCTCACGAAAACTACCTGCTGACTACCAAGCTGTTCTGCGGTCACTGCGGGTCTCCGATGGTCGGTGAGAGCGGTACATCGAAAACAGGGCAGGTGCATTATTACTACAAATGCACAAAAGCCAAGCGGGAACACGCTTGTAAAAAGAAATCCGAACGAAAAGACTGGATAGAGAAACTGGTAGTCCGTTACACAGTTCAGAATGTGTTGACTGATGAGAATATCGTCCTTATCGCAAAACGAGCTATGGAAATCATCGAAAAAGAATCGGCAGATACTACCTACTTGGACGGTCTCAACGCTGAACTGAAAGATGTTCAGAAAAAAATAAAGAACCTTGTCTCTGCAATAGAGCAAGGTATCATTACTTCTGCTACCAAAGACCGCCTTGACGAACTGGAACAGGAGAAGTCTGATATTGAGGGGCGTATCGCCCGTGAGGAAATGAAAAAACCGCTCTTGAACGAGAGCCGCATTAGGTATTGGCTTACTTCGTTCAAGAGCGGGAATGTTGATGATGAGGATTACCAACGGCGCGTGATTGATACATTGGTAAACTCCGTATATGTGTATGACGATGAAGATGGCGGGAAGCGGATTGTGCTAACATTCAATCTTTCGGGCAATAATACCGCTACTCTCACGAGTTCGGATATTGAGTGTTATGCTCCACCA